TCGGTCGAGGACGGGATAACGTTCCTGCAGGGGTTTGACATCGTGGTCAGCCCGCGTTGCCCGAACACGATCCGTGAATTGCGGTCCTACGCCTACAAGACCGATCGGCAGACGAATGACATCCTGCCGGTGATCGAGGACGCCAACAACCATTGCATCGACGCGCTGCGCTACGCGGTCGAGGGGCTGCACCGCAAGGGCGTCCTGATCCGTGACGATGCGCCGCCGCCGCCGAAAGAGCGTGATGGGTATGGATTTGCGGACGAGGAAGCGGACGGATGGAAAACAGCCTGACCGACGCTGAAAGCCTCGATTTGTATATCCGCATGTTCGAGCGCGCGGCAGAACTGTGCAGCGAGGAAACAGACCTGGCGGCGCGCTGCCGAGACTACTACGACGGCAAGCAACTGACCGAGGCGGAAACGGCCGAACTGGCCCGGCGAAAACAGCCCCCGGTTGTATTCAACCGCATCCGCCGCAAGGTCGACTGGCTGCGCGGGCTGGAAATGCAGAGCCGCACCGATCCGAGGGCCTATCCTCGGACGCCCCAGCACCAGCAGGGCGCCGACGCCATAACCGACGCGCTGCGCTATGTGGCGGACAATGTGGATTTGGACCGCAAGGCATCGGCCGCCTGGGCCGACATGCTGATCAACGGCTTCGGCGCGATCGAAGTCACCCATTCCGGCGGGCCGAGTCCGGATGTCGTGATTAACACCTATCCCTACAACCGGGTTTTTCACGACCCTTATTCGTCGGCCGTCGATTTCTCGGATGCGCGCTATCTCGGCGCGGTCATCTGGGGCGATGTCGATGACCTGAAGCTGGAATATCCTGGCGAGGACGCGGCGGCGAGGATCGACGCCTCGGTCGGGAAGGTGAGTGGCGTCACACAGACCTTCGATGACGTGCCGGCCTGGCGGGTCTGGGGTGACAGGGACCGCCAGCGGGTGCGCGTCGTGCTTCTGTGGCGCCGGGATGGTGGCGTCTGGAAGTGGTGCAAGTTCGTTTACGGCGGGGTGCTGGACAGCGGGGAAAGCCCATACATCGACGAGGACGGGCAAAGCATCTGCCCGCTGATGCTGCAGGCCGCCTATATCGACCGGGACGGCGTGCATTATGGCGTGATCCGCGACATGCTGGACACGCAGGACGAGATCAACAAGCGCCGGTCGAAGTTGCTGCACCAGCTTAACACGCGGCAGACGATGGGCCTCAAGGGGGCGCTCGGGTCGGTCGCGGCACTTAAGGCCGAACTTGCCAAGCCGGACGGGCATGTGGAGATCGACGGCGAACTGGCGCTTGGCGCGCGCGAACTGGGCATGAAGCCGTTCGACCTGCTTTCCAATGCAGACCAGACGGCGGGCCAGTTCAACCTGTTGCAGGAAGCCAAGGCCGAACTTGACCTGATGGGAGCGAATTCCGGGCTGGCGGGCAAGGACCAAACGGGCCAGTCGGGCCGGGCGATCATGGCGCGCCAGCAGGGCGGGCTGATCGAGATTGCACCCTTGACCGATGCTTTCAGCGATTTCAAACGCCGGATTTACCGGCGGGCATGGGGCGTGATCAAGCAGTTCTGGCGCGACGAACGCTGGGTCAGAGTGACGGATGACGAGCGGAATGTGCGCTTTGTCGGCTTCAACCGACCGGTGACGCTGGGCGAGCAACTGGGGCAGATGCACCCCGACATGATGGCAGAGGCGGCGATGCGCATGGGCATTGGGCCCGGCGATCCGCGCCTTGGAATGCAGGTCGGCACCGAAAACCCGGTCGATGAGATCGACGTTGATATTCTGATCGAGGAAGCACCGGACACGGTGACGCTGGACACGGAGACGTTCCAGCAGGTCGTCAACATCGCCACCTCGGTGCCCGGGTCTGTGCCCCCGGAAGTGCTGATCGAGCTTGCGCCGGGGTTGAAGCGCGACGTGAAGGACAAGATTCTGAAGCGCCTTGAGGAACAGGCCGCGCAGCAGGGCCAGCAGGGCCAGCAGCAGCAGCAGATGGCGGCAGCGATGGCCGATCAACAGGCGCAGAAATTGCAGTCGGAGACGGCGAAAAACCTGTCTCTGGCGCAGAAAACCGGGGTCGAGGCGCAGCGCCTCGCCCTCGGCTACTGACACCCGCCGCCGGGGTTAACCGGGCGAAACGTGCCGCCGACGAGAAGGGCGCTCGCAATCCTTAGCGTAACCGAAAGGAACCTGCTGTGGCAGACGAAGACCTGTTTCCGCCGCTCGAAGCGGAACAACCGCAAGAAGAAGCCAAGACCGAAGAACCGAAGCCGGAAGCCAAGCCCGAGGAACCGCATGTTCCGCTGGCGGCGCTGAAGGAGGTTCGCAGCGAAAACCGCACCCTGAAGCAGCGCCTCAGCGATATCGAGTCGATGCTTCAGGCGCAGGCGAAGCCGCAGGCCCCCGACCCGATCGCCGATCCGGAGGCGCACAGCGCGTTCCTGATGCGGCAAATGGCGGAGGCCCAAGCCAACACCATCGCCGAAATCTCCGAGAGGTTCGCCCGCTCACAGCATGGCGACGAACTTGTGGATGAGGCGCTCGACGCCGCGCAGAAAGCGGGCATCGTGGACCAATTCCGGGGCAAGAAAGACCCCTGGGGCGATCTGGCGAAATGGCACAAGGCGGAGAAGGCGAAGGCCGAGATCGGCGACGATCCGGTGGCCTACAAGGCGCGCCTCAAGGCGGAACTTCTGGCGGAACTGCGGTCTGAAACGGCGGGGCGCAGCGTCCCACCGCCCGCGTCACTCGCGGGCCAACCCAACCTCGGCTCTTCCGTCCCTCCGTGGGGCGGTCCCGTCTCGCTCGATGACATGCTCGGCGGGACGAAAAAGGGCTTCTGACCTGAAAGGTCGCCATCATGGCAAACACGACCGCAACCGCAGCCATTCGCGCGCAGCAGTGGCTGGACACCTATCATTCGACCTATATCCGCAATTCGCGGTTCTTCCCCTACATGGGCAAGACCGAGAACGCGGTTATCCAGGTCAAGGAAGACCTGACCAAGAAACCGGGCGACGCCATCACCATCCCGCTTGTCGGCGCACTCGACCCGTCGGCCGGCCCGAACACCGGCTCGACGACGCTGGTCGGCAACGAAAAGGCCCTCCCGAACGACGGCTACAAGCTGACGGTCGGCGTGGTCCGCGACGGCATCGTGGTCAGCAACATGGAGGAACAGGCCTCCGCCATCGACATTTACGAGGCGGCGCGCGTCGGTCTGAAGGATCTTCAGATGCGCTACCTGCGCAACGACATCATCACGGCCTTCGGCAAGGTTGATGGCGTGGCCTATGGCACGGCTTCGGCGGCCAACAAGAACGCGTGGACGGCACTCAACGCCGACCGGGTGCTCTTCGGCACGATGAAGTCGAACTACAACGCCACTCACGCCACCGCGCTCGCGAACGTCACGGCCAGCATGAAGTTCTCGAAGGCGGTCGTGTCGCTGATGAAGCGGATCGGGCAGACGGCGGCCAATGCCAACGGAGACGGTATCAGCCCTGTCAAGACGGCGGGTGACAACGAGAATTTCATGATTTTCTGCGGCACCAAGGCCTTTCGCGACCTGAAGACGGACATCGGGACTGATTGGCAGCAGGCGCAGCAGCGCGGCTCTGACAACCCGCTGTTCGTCGGCACCACGTCGATCTACTGGGATGGCGTGATCATCCGGGAAATTCCTGAAATCCCGGATACTGGAACGGTCGGGGCAGCCTCGGCGAACGTCGCGCCGGTCTACCTGTGCGGCGCTCAGGCGATCATGGCTGGCTGGGCGCAGCGGACGAACTTCCGGATTCGCAAGGAAGACGACTACGGCTATCAGCGCGGTGTCGCCTTCCAGGAAATCCGGGCGATCGAAAAGACCCGCTATGGCCAGACCGGCAAGGACTGGTCGGTGGTGACGGGCTTCGTCGCTGCGGCGGCGGATGCGTGATGACGGCTGGGGCGGGCTTCGGTCCGCCCTTTCTTTTCGTGGGGGCCGGACATGAAAACGCGCAATGATCTGGTGACGCGCGCGCTGAGACAAGCGTCCATCGTCGCGATGGACGAGGTTCCGACCGCAAGCGAATACCAGAACGCGAGCGATGTCATGGACGGCATTCTGGCTGAAATCGGCCTTCCTTTCACGGGCGACACGATCCCGGACGCAGCGTTTGTCGCGTTGGCGAACTGGCTGGCGAAGGAGGTCGCCCCAGGCTTTGGCATGACCGATCAGGAGCGGGCGCGGGCTAAGCTGCGCCTTGCCGCCTCGATCGCGGTCGATGACCGGGTGAATGAGCCGACGAGCGGGTTTTACTTCTGATGAAGCTGCAATTCTTCGCCCAGTCGTCACGCGACCCTGACAACTGGCAGGCGTCATCGGCGCGGCTCGTCAACTGCTACCTTGAGCCGTCGCAGGGCGAAACCGGCTTCACCATCAAGTCTGACCTTGGCACATCAGCCTTTTCGAGCGTTCCGGGCGTGTTTTTCCGGGGCATGGCGGAGGTTGGCGGTGTGCTTTACGCGGCCAGCGGCTCCACCCTGAGCAAGATCGCGACGGACGGGGTTTCGACGCCGTTGGGTGCGACGCTCGACGGGCCAGATGCGACGATTGCCGGCAACAACGGCAATGTCACGCTCTGCATCGGCAAGAAATACTACGTCTGGGACGGTGCCACGCTTTCGCAGCCCACTGCCGGGGCGTTCTCGGCCTTCGGATCGCTGGATTACATAGCGAACTACACGGTCCTGACCGAGGCAGGCGGGATCAGGTTTCAATGGTCGAGCGTAGCCGCCCCCGCGACGCTTCCGGGGCTGAATTTCTCGTCTGCGGACGGCAAGGACGACAAAATCGTGCGGTGCGCGGCGGTTGGCGGGCAGCTTTACATCTTCAAGGAGAAATCCCACGAAATCTGGTATCCGACCGGTGATGCGGGGGCAAAGGCCTTCGATCGGCAGGCCGGCGGGGTAGTGGAAACCGGGCTGAAGGCCTTCGGGCTCTTTGCCAAGATCCCCGGATCAAGCGCGTTTTTCGTCGGATCCGATGGGCGGGTGCACATCATCGGTGTCGGCCCGGTCTCTATTCCTCCGGTCGAAACCGCGATCCTGACGCAATCCCCGGTCCAGTGCCTGTGCTGGGAGGACGAGGGCCACACGATGTGCGCCATCGTGTTCCGGGATTGCCCGGCATGGGTCTATGACCTTGCAACGGGCATGTGGCACGAGCGCGGCGAGGACGTGACGCTGTCGTCTTGGGGGGCGGCTTCCAGCGCCAAGATGGCGGGAAGCTGGTTCGTCGGGAGAAATGGCGGTCAAGTGCTCAAGCTGTCGCGCAGCAATGCCGATTTTGGGCTTCCGCTGGTGCGATCGATGGTTTCGCGGACGTTGAAAAACGACGGTGCGTTGATCCGTCTGGCCGAGTTGGAAGTTGTCCCGCGCATAGGGATGGGGCCGGGGGCGATTCAGATGCGTCTTTCCCGCGACAGTGGGATGACCTGGGGCCAGTGGCGACAGGTAGCCTGGGCGGTCGGCGAATATGCCAAGCGGATCATCTGGCGGGCCTTGGGGCAATCGCGGGAATGGACGGTTGAGGTCAGGATCAGCGATCCGGTCGAGGTGTCGCTGAACGCGGAGGGGCGGATCAAATGAAAGCCAAACCGCTTCTGAAAGACCAGCCTGTGACACAGGACGGCCGCAAGGCATCGGCGGAGCTGCTGGAAATCGTCCAGATACTGGCGCGGGAAGTGAACGCGTTGCAGGGCAAACTGGCCGCCGTTGCCGCTGTGGCGCCTCCTTCCGGGGGCGCGACGGTGGACAGCCAGAGCCGCGCGGCGATTGCGGCGGTCATCGCGGCTTGCGCATAAGCGTCGAGGCGGCACGGCCCTATTTCGCAGACCCTTCGCAGCAGGTCATGGGGATCACGCCCGAGACGCTGCCCGGTGAGCCATTTGAATATTGGGCGGAAGGGCCGCTGTGCATCGTGGCGCATCAGGCCCCGCATCCTGGACTTTGGATGGTGCATTTCGCGGCCAAGCCCGAGGGCAGGGGGCGGCTGATCGAGCCAGCCCGGCGGCTTCTGCATGAGATTTGGGCGGCCAAGAGGCCAAAGCGGCTGATCGGGTGGACGCCGGTGCGTTTCCGCGCGGCTTGCGCTGCGATCCGGCGGGTTGGTTTTGTGACGGACGGGATTTTACCGCTCCCCGATGGGGACGTGGTGATGAGTGGATGGAGGCCAGAGGATGGGTATTGATCCGATCACGGGGGCCATGGGCGCAAGCGTGCTTGGCGGCCTGTTTCAGGGCTCTGCGGCCAGCAAGCAGGCAAAGGCGCAGGAGCAGGCGGCCAACCAGCAACTCGCCCTGCAAAAGGAAGTCTACGCCGACCAGACGAAGCGGTTTCAGCCCTATCTCGATGCGGGAACCAACGCGCTAGGGGCCTACAACTTCCTGCTGGGCATGGGGCCTGCGCCCACGTTCGGCGGTACAGCCCCGACAATTCAGACCATTGGCGGTCAACCGATGGGGCAGGGCGCCCCGGTCGGCGGCGGGCAGGCGTTCGGCACCTATGGGCGGCATGATGGCGCTTTCTCCGTTGGCAGTCAGCCGCAGCAGACGCTTTCGCCGCAGCAGTTCCGGGTAGGCGGCCAGACGTTCAACACCTACGACGATGCTCTGGCATGGGCGAACGCTCACAAGGCCGGCGGAACGCAATATCAGGGCTTTCAGGCATCGCCGGGCTACAAGTTCCAGTTCGACCAGGGGACAGAGGCGATCAACGCCTTGGCTGGGGCAAAGGGCGGTCTCAATTCGGGGCGGACGCTGCAGGACTTGGCCACCTTCGGGCAGGGGCTGGCCAATCAGGACTGGAACAACTACCTGAACCGACTGTCAGGACTGGCGAGTTCCGGGCAGGCGGCAGCAGGAATGCAGGCAAGCGCCGGGGGTAACTACGCCGCCAATGCGTCGAACGCGCTCGGCTCGATCGGAGATGCCAAGGCAAGCGGGGCATGGGGCCTGAGCAATGCCTTCAACGGCACCGCCAACAACCTGATCGGCCTGTGGCAGTATCAAAACGCCATGAATCCGGCCTCTTCCACAGCACCGGCTGTCAGCGTCATTCCTCCGGTTCGGCGTATCTGACATGACGTGGGATCAGGTCCGCAACGGGATTGCTGCGGGCGAAAGCGGCGGCGACTATAACGCGCTGTTTGGGTTCTCCAACCGCGCCGGGGGTCGATACTCCAACATCCGCCTGACCGACATGACGGTGGACCAGGCGTTGCAGTTCGCAAGCCCGTCCGGGGATTACGCTCGGTACGTGAAGGGGAAGATCGGCCGTGTGGCTACTCCGATGGGGTTCTATCAGGTTGTCGGTTCCACGCTGAGGGCGGCGAAGGAAGGCCTCGGGCTGACCGGAAACGAGAGAATGACCGAAGATTTGCAGGATACCATTGGAAAATGGATCTACGCCAATCAGGGAACCGGAGCGTGGGAGGGCTACAAGGGCCCGCGAGACAGCTTCACGCCCGTGGGCGGCGGGAATGCGCTTTCCGCCGTGCAGGCGCCGCCCATGGGCAATGCGCTCGGCCCCTTCCGCCTGAACCTGCCGCAGCGTGACCTGACCGAGTTCGCGACTCCGCGAAACCTCTTCCGCAACTACATGGGGTAGATTGATGGCCGGATATTCGAGCCCCTTTGCGGGTCAGCCGCTGAATGCGCTCGGAGCGATCCAGGCGGGCAATGAAATGGCGCAGCAGGCGACCGACATGC